TCAATAGGTGGCTACTTTACCAGATTCTTTTGTGTCTGTAACGACAGATTGCACGTATGACAATAACCAAAAACTTTTTCGTCCATCCTTGTATGGCTTATGGTATCTGCCTTCACGAATCCGAGCGTCTAGAGTTTCAGGTTCGATATTGAGCATGTGTGCAAATTCTTCACGACCAACTCGGCGTTCTTCTTTTGACTGAGCAATACGTTCAGCTACTGCAACAATCTTTTCTAGAATACTCGCCTCTATTTTAACTACTTGTCCCATTACCCCTCCTTACTTTCCGCTTTTCTAAAATCAGTGCCTTCTGGATCTATCCCAAAATATTCACAAATTTCTGTAGCTTTTGTCGCACCTGGCCCATGTCTGGATACATGAACCCAATTCAAAACGTACTTTGGCTTTTTACTATTCATGAGAGCCATTAGATAAAGTTGCTCAAAGTTAAATTCACTCATCCCTCAGCTCCCGATTCGCTTTCCAGCTTCATTGCACCTTCTTCTGGATACTCACTTATATAAACGTAGTAACCACTGCCGCTATGAGCTTCCTCAAACCAAGCAATTGTTAATTCAGTTTCTAAAAGTTCTGGATCTTTGTTTGGTGCACCAAAGTTTGCTGCTGCATATAATTGCTCACAGGTTAAGTAAATCTTTTTCTCTGGCACCGCCTGAGCTTTGGCTTTTTCTTGCCATGCTAACCAAGCTGCCATAACGGAAACTTGCGCATAATTCTCTTCACGCCAATCGTCACGTTGAAATACAGTAAATATATCTTGATGTCTTCCAGACCCACACATTTGTATCTGATGGCTAATTCTTTTATAAACATCAGTAGTAGTGAACCAAGTTTCAAAAGCCTCTCTTTCCTTATTCAAATCTGTCATGCTGCCACCTTCGCCTTAATGCGCTCTTGATATAACTTTGCGTAGTACTCTTGAGCATGTGGAATTTTGTCTTTGATCTTTTGAATCATTGCTTCATCACGTTTGTAGGTGACAGTTGTTAAACGTTCTCTAAGGTCGATACGCTCAACTAAATCAATTAGCTGCTCTCTGTCATCCCAATCATTTGTAAGCTCGATAGGGCAAGGGAGCAGCCAGAAATCAACCATTGCTTGCTCACATCCGTAAAGCCACATGTAGCCTTGCATTTGCCAGTCATAACCAGCTTTCTTTGCCTTTTCGTCTGCTTCATCTTTAAAGAATGGATGAGTCCCAATATCCCAAGTACATTTAGTGTCGAGGATCAATTTATTGTTTAAATCGAGAACATCACACTCACCAGTAATTAATTCATTTTCCCAACGGCCTTGATGTTTTAAGTACTGACGAAAACGAACCTTACCAGACAGGCTAATTGCAATTTCTTCAAGTGCATTACCTTTAGCTGTGTACTGGTTACCTTTGAAAGACTTGAACGTGGTCAAGTCCTCCTTAACGATTGTTCTGATCTCAGTCTTAGCTGTATCACTAAGAACTGAGCCTTTAGTTTTAGGGTCGCCTACAAGCTTATGTAGGCTTGAGCATCGGAATAGCTTCATAGTGCATTTACCTCAGCTATTTGTGCATTAGTAAGCGCATAGCCTTCTAATACATATTCTTTAGTAACAGCATCGGCTTTGATCTGCTCTAAGAGAACCGGAAACTCGTTGTCTGGTACGGTTGGTTTAACTTCCTGAACTTCTCCAACTTCCTTCACGGTGACATTTTTAAACCAGTCTTTAGGTGAGCTCATGCCATCACGTAAGCTAGTGAAAATCTTGCGAAGTGCAACGATATTGGCTGCTGTAATAGCATCAAGGCGACGCTGAATGTAGTCTTCAATGTCTTTCTTAGTGACATTAAATTGTTCAAAGGCTACAACAAGTTTTTGTACCGCTTCCGGTGAAGTGTCAGCACTTGCATGGATTGTCTTTTCACACTGATTAACTGCATCATCAATCACATCACCCGGTATTACACCTAAGATGCATGCACGTAGACGACGAGCACCATTGTTTGCAACCAATTCATAAATATCGCGTGGATCTGTTAATTTTTTAGATCCATTACGGGTATAGCGTATATGTGGAACCTGAAAAACCTTTGTTTGACGGGTATTTGTTTCAACATCCCAAGCAAATGCTTCAACCGTAGATTCGCCATTCTCAGAAGATAATTCTCGTATACCGTACTGAATATTTCCCCAATTCTGAGCAAGCATTTCCGCAAGTCGAATTGATGGACCAGTAACTGAAGTACCACCACGAGCATAAGAATAAACAGCCGATTGAGCTAAACCGGGACGCTGGCAGGCGTTCATAATCCGGTCATAAGCTTCAATTGGGTTACGTGGGAACTGTTTAGCAATAACTAAAGCAGCTTGAACCTCTGCAATTGCACGTTGACTATCAGATTGAACTGTAGACATTGCTTGAGTAGTAGGAGTAGCTACTGCAAAAGGGTTCTGTCCTGAGTGTTGTACTGGCGCATTCATAATCTTCTCCTAATTCTTTGGTAATCTTGGGAAAGGCATCCAATGAGTAACCAACTCACCTGAACAACAATCGTTAATGAAGTGGTTTTCTCCCTCTATTAGAAGAGTGCCGTAATATTTCTGACCTAAGTTGTCTACTAACAGAACCATTTCATATTCATATGGTTTCTCGTCTTCAATCTTGATCCACTCCATCACCCACCTCTCAACTCATTTCTAATTTCAGCCAATCTTTTTAACGTTTCGCTTAAGTAGGCGATCTTTGTCTTAATAGAGAACTGATCGCTTAGCTCCAATTGGATTTGCTCAGTACCGCGACCTACATAGCGAAGATGAATCCAATTGCCACCGTCAGTGATTACTGTATCTTTCTCACTAGAAAGTGGGAGCAGGGCATTTACAGAATCTTTAATAAGAGCTTGAAGTCTTGATACTTCGATAATTTCAGGATGTGCATTCATGACATTCACCATGGAGCGCTTAAATGCGCTCTCTAATCCCTGATTCGATAAGGTCTTTAATCTCAACTACGTCCAAGCGATCAACGTAAGCTAAGACCTCGCCATCTTCGTCATAAACGCGAATGTCTTTAATCTCGTTAATTTCAACTTCACGCCAAGCTTGATAGCCGTTGCCATCAATTGAATACTGAGCATCAAAATCAACTTCTAATGTGAACTTTTCATTTGCAGTTTGAAGTACTGCTTGTTCATTTTCAGGGTCGATTGATTCAACTTTGAAAGGAGCTGCAACCGTTACAGGTTCTTTGTTAGCTGGGGTAAATGCATAAGCAGCAGTTAGAGCACTAACTACTCCTACGAATCCCATGGATTTGACTATGTTGGCTTTTATATTCATACTTATCTCCGCATTTGATGCAAACCGCCTAGACTCTGACCCCTATGGCGGTTTTTGTTTGTCGATGAGATAAATTTAGCAAAATACTAAATTTAGTACAATACTAAATACAAATAAATTATCTAATTATTTTTAGTTTTTTACTAAACTTTTGTTTTGTATAGACATAAAAAAACCCACCTATAGTGGGCTTTACTTTAGTAAAAATTATTTTTTAATTTTTCTTGCAGCATGCTTTAGCATTATATTCTTAATTCTTTCAACTTCTGGTGTAAATTCAAACTCATACTTATATTCATGTCTTATAATGCTCTTCATAATAATCGCATCATGATCAATCAATAAATGTAGTTGCTCTAAATTAGCAAGTACTCCAGATTTTCTAGGATTAAGCTTTTGCAATCTTATAATATTTGCTGAAATTTCCTGAGAAAGCTCATTGGGTATAACTCTTAAATCAATTCCATATTGCTTTAAAGTGCCTCTTAAAGCGTGGTTGGCAAGCTGATAAGGAAAAAACCAATAAGCAAATGGCAACCATATCATATGCAGTATTCTCATTATATATCCCTATATAAACCTACAACTTTGCCTACTAATCGGCAATCTTCTGTCAATCTGATAATTTTTTCAGGCCAATCTGGATTTAATGGCTCTAAATATCGATTATTCCCTTCAATGATAAGTTTTTTAAAGGTGGCTTCAGTTTCTCCAGCACAAGCCACAATAACTAAATCATTAGTTTGCAAGTCAAATGTTTGTATATCAGGATTGACATAAATCCTATCGCCCGGCTCAAAGCGTGGCAACATTGAATTTCCGGTAATTTTTAAACCATAACCATTTTTACCACACTTGGTATTTGGCGGAAGAAATTCGTCAACTACTGCATCACGTAAAACCGTTTCAATTGGTGAAAATGATCCAGCAGCTACCCAAGAGATAACTGGCACTAAGCGACCTTCTGTAGTAATTTTTTCTTTCAAGTCAACATTGTTGTCTAATCTTGCATCATTTGAATTCTCTCTATCCATAAACCCATCGGGTAATCCATAAGCTTTTTCAATTTTTCTTGCTAATGGGTTTCCTACAGCGGCTGGCTTTCCATTATTCCCTATAGTGCCGTTAATAATTTGGCTCAAATAAGCAGCAGCTGTGCCTACTTGGTTCGCAAAATCCTTTTGGGAGCCATTAGCTTTTTGTTCGATTAATTGAAGAAGATTATTTCTTCGGATGTCTGAAATATTCATATGCACAATCTAATAGTAAAAAACTAAAAACAAAATGTGTAAAAGACTAAACATAGCTTGCAAATACTTTAGTAAAATACTAAATTAGTAGTTGAGTATTTATGGAGCTTGTTATGCCAGCCTTACGAAATTTAAAAACTGCTTCAAAATCAAAGAAGCATGTAAAAAGTTTGCTTTCTTATATCAAGTCAAAAAGCAAAGAGGATTTAGAAGTTTTCGCAAAGTCTTGCGGAACTACCGTAAACAACCTTTTTCAAATTGCTTATGGAGGAAGTGTTTCTGCAACACTCTCAAAAACAATAAATAAAGAAAGTGAAGGAAAAATTTCACTATCTGACCTTCGTCCTGACGTTTTTTCTTGAGTAAAAGCTATGGCTGAGAAATTAACCGCAAGTGTCACCTTTAAGTGCACGGATGAAATGAAAATCAAATTAGAGCGTATTGCGCGTTCTAGAAAGTTAAACGGCTCATCAGAGCTAATGCGTATAGCTGCCATGGACATAATCTTCGAGGTTGAGGAGATGCTTAATTGTCTCCAAATGCCAATCGATCTGACCACAGTTACCGAAGATACAAGGAATACACCTGAGCCGTTTGAATTAGAAATGGCACCAAATCCACATAAGCCACAGGCACAAAAAAAGCCCAATTGTCGTAACCAATTGAGCCTAATTTGCCATTCCAATGCAAAGCAATGAAATGAGAACTGAAATATGAATTTAGCATACAAACACGACTCTCCACAAGGTGAAGTTATCGAGTTTCCAAAACATGAGCGACAAGTTATGTCCAGTAAAATTGGGGGTGAAAATGTGTCGTATACAAAAAAACCGAATCTTTTTTTTGATGAGGTTATGTCTCAAGTAAGTGGCAATGCATATAAGTGTTTAGATGTCATTGTTCGCTGCACTTTTGGGTACCACAAAGACACAGCCCAAATTTCTGAACATGCTTTTATGAGCCAAACAGGAATCAAGAGAAAAGAGACGCTTCGAGCTGCAATTTCAGAACTTGAGAAGTTGAAACTTATCTTTGTTGATAGAAAAAGTGGGGTGACAAATCAATTCACTCTTACTCATAACCAATATGATAAATCAGTACCAGCACTAGAAAATAGTCCCAGTACTAATAATCCGTCCGAGACCAGTACTAATAATCCGTCCGAGACCAGTACTAATAATCCGTCCGAGACCAGTACTAATAATCCGTCCGAGACCAGTACTAATAATCCGTCCCCTAATAAAGAAAATATTAAAGAAAACTTTAAAGAAAATTTATGTGAGGAAAATTCAGTTGATTCGGTTTTAAAACTTTGGGTTCCAAAACTTGAAATTTTGAATGCTTGGTTGCAACGAGCAGGCATCGCAAAAATGACTCAATCGGAAGTCGATGGTTGGTTGCTTGAGATCAACGGGTACTACTCAACAAAACTTGAAGCGGGTCTGCTTACAGATACCCAAATGTACACAAACTTCGTGAAGTGGATTAAACGCAATTTCTCAAGTCGTAAGCCTGCACCTAAAGCACAAGAGCAAATCGATTCTCGAAATGTGAATGCAGCATGGGAAAACATCAATCCTGATTACAGCAATGCAGGTGATCCTGTTGAATTGGAGGATTGGATGCTATGAACGCAATGCTTAATCCAGAAGTTTTACAAGGTTCAGGTTTCTGCACTAAACACAACGTGAAAGAAATCATCATGGGAGGCTTCCAAGGCTGTCCACAATGTGCAATCGAGTATGTGGAAAAAGCAAACCAAGAACATCAGTTTGAAGTTCAAAAGTCAGTACGTGAAAAACACTTTGCAGGCGCAATGATTCCAGAACGTCACAAAAACGCTGGGTTCAGAAATTACAACACGCCTTTGCCCGGCCAGAAGAACGCTTTAACTCAAACAGCTAACTTTGCCAAAAAAATCGTGAAGGGCGAAGTGGAAAACCTAGTTATGGTCGGAAGTACTGGAACAGGGAAAACACATTTGGCGTGTGCAACTGCAAGAACGCTTTTAGCCAAAGGCAACTATGCACGTTACATCACAAGCGAAGAATTGGCTCAACGCATTATGAAAGCGTGGGATAAGGACACTAAAGATCAATCAGAGCAGTCAGTAATTTATGAGTTCACAACCTATGACTTGCTCATCCTTGACGAGTACGGATTGCATGACCGTGAAAAGTGCTTAGAGCTAGTACACAAAGTTCTTTACTCACGCTATGACGCATGCAAGGCAACGATGCTCATTTCAAACATGACACTTGAACAACTCAAAAATGATTTGGGTGATCGCCTTTGGTCACGATTCCAACATGGCGGACTCACAACCATTGAGTGCAACTGGAAAGATGCGAGGGCGGTATGACACTAACAGAAATTAAATTCCGATTAATCACAATCGCGGAAAAAAGAAAGCGTCCTTACTTCGACATGATCGTGGTTAAAGAAGTGCATGAGGCATTCAAAAACAACACCTACCACGAATTAAAAAATTACGTGCTTGCTGAAATGGAAATTTCTGTTTTGAACATGGTGGAGTTAGGCAAATGAACTACAAGGAAATGATGGCATTGCGTTGTGCTTACAACCATGGATTAAAGACTGCTGAAACAAGAGCAGCTGCATGTTTGTACGTAAAACTTAGAAGAGCCGGCCTGTTAGAGCAGCTTAAAGCACAACAAGAAGGGGCTAAATCATGAGAATAACTGAACAACAGCTAGAAGCAATTCAAAACAAGCGAAATAACGCACAAAAAGGCACATTACAGCGCGATAAAAGCAAAAGTGATGCAAGGGTACTAGGAAGATTAAAACAAGGCGCTATGAACAAAACAGAGCGTAAATACAACGACTACCTAGAAAGCAAAAGAATGAAAGGTGAAATCCTTTGGTTCAAGTTTGACTGTATCAACCTGCGTTTAGCTGAAAAGACGTTTTATAAGCCTGATTTTTTCGTGCTTACAAGTGATTTTGAGTTGCAAGTGCATGAGGTCAAAGGCCATTGGGAAGATGATGCGCTAGTAAAGATCAAGGTAGCTGCTGAATTGTATCCATTTTCATTTAAATCCGTGCATTGGAATACGAAAAACAATGCATGGGATGTAAGACAGTTTTAGGAGCGTGAGAGGTGAATATGCGTGTTGATAGTACAGCTTTTACAGACAACCCTCGCGCACGCGCGCGTTTTCTCGAAACTAAGAAAAAAGCCAAAGAATTCTTGCGCCAACGCCGAGGTTATAAACGCCCAGACTTCAACCGCATGATTCTAGATTTACGCAACCTTGGATGGTCACACGAAAAGATTGCATACGTCCTTGATGTGTCGGGCGGCAGCACTGTTTCTTCTTGGTCAACTGGATCCATTCCAGAGTACATACACGGTGAACAATTCATCATGTTGTGGCAAGAACAAACAGGATTACAGCGCGTACCACGTGAAGGCGAATGGCAAACATATAAATACGATATTGGGCAGCTAGATCTACTTGAAACGCTAGATGTGTTCGCTGCTCAGTTAGATGAGGAATTACAACAATGAAACCAGAGCAGTTTATTCGATGGTACGGAATAGAAGATGCAAAGTATCTGATTGAGCAAAATATTAATTGCAATGATTTCGAGTTTTCTTTGGACGACCTCAAGCGTCTGGTGGAGTCGGTTGAAATCATTCAGTTCTGGCACGGCATTGAGTGGTGTAAAGGCCTTGTTGAAGATTACAAAGAAGAACCAATCCATAAAGAATCCTATGGCCACAGAATTATTCAAGCGATTGCTGATTACGAATCAATATACGGAGGCGGGGATGAGTAATCAAATTAATGGCTTTAGACCAGATCGCCTAAGCCTAATAAAGTACGAAGTTGTGGATTTACTGGAAAAGAATAATGTGCCTGATGAGGTAATTGGGCAAGTGGTTAGATTAATTGCAGAAGTTAAGACATTAGCGTCAAACCAAAAGCCTGATTATTTGAGTGAAAAAAGGAGCCAGCCATGAGTGAGTTTAACTACACAGACATCGTGGTGTTTAAGCCTCAATACGATAATCAAGATGTGTATCAAATTACATGGAGTTCTGAATGCGGTAAATGGATTGAGGTTGAAGGAATTGAAGGTCGAATTTCTTCAAGTCTATTTAACTTTGCATCTACAGAAGAAATCGCAGCAGGACACCGCATTGACAACGATATGGGCGACGACTCCCACATAGAAAACCACATTTCGCCGAATTGCAAAGTGGAGGATGTTTGAGATGGATAAGTGTAGAGAAGAGTTTGAGGCATATATCGTTACGCGATATCCAAAACGATCAAAAGAAGTGGTAACGCGAAGACTTGAAGAAATTGACGGCTATCAATTTTACACCTTCAAAGAAATTGAAGATGCATGGGTTATTTGGCAGCACCAGCAAGCGAAAGTGGAGGAGCTGCAACGCAGAAATCAGATGCTTAACGACAACATAAAAGAGCAAGGTCAAAAGCTCGTTTATCAAAACGAAGTGATTGAAACACAAGCTGAAAAACTGCTTGGTTTAAGAGATGAGAAAGCAGAGCTGCAAAAGCGGGTGGAAGGCCTTGAACGTAAATTACAGATCAAAACTAGACATTGTGAGTTCTATGAGCAAAGTCGCAAAGGACATAGAAGTCTGGCAATTCATCGCAAAAAGCAAATTAACAGTGCCTTAGAACAAATTGAAAAGCTCTATTCAAGAGCAGAAAGCGATTATCAGAAAGATCGTAATCCTTACTACGACGGCATGTTGTCAGCTCTAGATTTGGCTGAGCAGGCAATTAGAGGTGAGTTGGAAGAGCAAGCGCTCAAGGGGGAAGGGCAGTGAATTTTGATAATGAAATGATTAAAGGTATTTCTCAAAGTGAGTTTGAAAAAACCTTTGCAAAACAGATGATGAAAGATCGAGTTTCTGACCAAATGCAAAAGGACATGGAAGCTCTGCAAAAACTTAATAGCGGCAATTATGTGATTGTGCCAAAAGAACCAACTCAAAGAATGCTAAACGCTGGTCATGTTGCAATGAATCCAGTCAAAGGTTCGGATGTTCACTCAGGAACAAATCAGAAGCGTCGTGAATGCTACAAGGCAATGATAAGAGCTTATCAGGAGTATGGTGACCAATGACCACATTCAAAGAGGCTCAACTAATCACCCAACAAACCCCAACATAATAAACACAACACTAGCCCTATTCACAACGAATGGGGCTTTTTCATGGCTGCTAAACGAGAAATTAAAACACCGGGTGTGACTGCTGAACCTATTCAAGAAGAAACAGTAGAGCCAACACTTCTAAAGACTACTGCTGAGCAGGCAGAAGAATCATTAGACGCAATCAATAGTGGTGAATCTGAGGGCGAAAAAGAGCCATCTCAAGAAGAACTATTGCGCCAAGAACTAGCAGAAATGCGTGCTCAAATGGCAGAGCTAAAGAAGTCTACGCAACCAGAAATGAAAAACGCAAGTGGCGAAGTACAGCCTAAAAAACGCATTCCTGTTTTGACTGAAAAGGGCTGGTCAACTAAGGAGGCGGACTAATGTGCGGAGGCGGATTAGGAAAAGTTCTTTCATCTGTGACTGACATGTTTGGCCTCACAGACACTAAGGGTGCTTCAAAAGGTTTTGATGCAGAAGCCGCAGATGCAGCCGCTAAAAACCAAGCTCAATTAGATGCAAATGCAGCAACGGCAGAGCGTCGTAAACGTAATGCTTCAACTGTTTTAGCGTCTGCTACAGACAACCAAAAGAAAACAACTTTAGGCGGCTGATATGAGTGAGCTAGTAGCAAGGTTATGCAAACGCTTAAGCGAGCTTAAAGCAGCGCGAAACCGCTTAGAACCGCATTGGTCTGAGTGTTATCGCTATGCAGCCCCTGAGCGTCAGCAATCGTTTATAGGTGATGATGTAACAGATACACGTAAGACACAACGAGCTGAGCTATTAGATTCAACACTATCAGAAGCAACGCAATTACTTGTATCGAGCATCATTTCAGGAACCACACCAGCTAATGCGCTGTGGTTTAAAGCTGTGCCGAATGGCGTTGATGACCCAGCTGAACTCACAGAAGGTGAGAAGTGGCTTGATGAGGTGTGTCAATTCATTTGGCGCAACATTCACGGGGCTAACTACGATAGCGAAATCTTTGATTTAGTGCTCGACTGTGTGGTTGCTGGTTGGGGCGTAATGTATGCCGATGTAGATCGTCATGCAGGTGGCGGCTATGTATTCCAGACATGGGATATTGGGCAATGCTATCTAGCTTCAACACGTCAAGATCAGAAAGTTGACACGCTCTATCGTGAATATGAAATGACGATGGCTGCGCTAGTCAATGAGTATGGCGAAAACAAGGTCAGTGAGAAGGTCCGCAACACTTACAAGTCAAAGCCAGATTGCAAGGTTAAGGTCTTGTGGGTAGTTGAGCCGCGTAAAACTGGCTACATCAAAGGTGATCGTCAATTGATGCCGAAGGAAATGCCTTTTGCGTCATATCACGTTGAAGTTGATGAAAAAATTGTTCTTCGTGAAACAGGCTACAACGAATTTCCTTTTGTAATCCCACGCTTTAGAAAGATTCCAAATTCAGTTTATGGAACTGGACAAGTCTCTATTGCTTTGCCAGACGCTAAAACAGCTAACAAGTTAATGCGTGACACGTTGCGTAGTGCCGAAATCTCAACTCTTGGAATGTATGCAGGTGTAGATGATGGCACGTTTAACCCCCGTACAGTGCGCTTAGGTGGCGGGAAAATCATTGTCGTTAATGATGTGAACTCATTGAAACGCATTGATGATGGCAAAGGTTATCAAGTAGGTGTTGATTTGTTAGCTCATCTTCAAGGTGCAATCCGTAAAAAGATGATGGCAGATCAGTTGCAGCCTGCTGATGGGCCAGCAATGACAGCAACCGAAGTGCATGTACGTGTTGACTTAATTCGTCAGCAGTTGGGGCCGCTTTATGGCCGTTGGCAAGCAGAATTATTAACACCTTTGTTAGAGCGCACTTTTGGTCTTGCTTATCGTGCAGGTGCGGTTGAAGCGGCACCAAAAGAAATGCAGGGCCGCAACCTGTCATTCAAGTTTATTTCTGCTTTGGCTCGTTCACAGCAACTTGAAGAAGTCACAGCCATTGAGCGCTTCTTAGCTGGAATGTCGAACGTAGCTCAAATAGATCCATCAATCCTAGACAACGTAGACATGGATGCCGTAGCGCAAGTTTCAGGCATGGGCTTAGGTGTGCCTACAGCAATTCTACGTACTCAAGATCAGATCGATGCAATCCGTAAGCAGCGTCAGGAAGCACAGCAACAAGCTGCACAACAAGAACAAGAACAGGCTCTAGCACAACCACTCGCCAATGCAGTTGGTAAGGGTCTTGAATCTGAATTAACAAGTGAGACACGACAATGATTAATGCCCTTTTTGTAGTTGCAGTTCTTGCCTTTATCGTGGCTGCTGCATTCGCCCTTGCTTACAAAGTTCGTAGTGAGGAATGGCAGGAAAAGTATTGGGCTGAGAACCGCTTGCACTTAGATACCACCATTCAATTATCTAAGTCACAAGAGGAATTAGATAAAGCCAATTCACGCATTCAGCAGCTTGAAGAAAGCCTCCGCAACAAGGAACAGAAGCCCGAAGAAGTTGGAACTTTTGTTCAACACAGAGCATTACGCCCAGCAACGCCAGAGACATATCGGGTCGTGTTTGATCTGGATCTGAACGGGCAACGCATTCTTGAGCATCTGACTCAAAAGTATTGCCGCAATGCTTTCTCAAATACAGACCGTGAAACCAATTACAAGCTTGGTCAACAAAGCGTTGTGGCTGGAATCATCAATGAAATCAACAAAGCAAATGACCCAAATTACAGTGAGGTAGAGAACGATGCTTAATGAACAACAAGAGACAAACACAGAAAACGTTCAAGCAACTGAACAAACTCAAACAACACCTGTGGATACAGCAACGCCACCAGTTGAGAGCCAAACTCAAGAGCAGAAACAGCCAGAAGCTGAGACAGAAACCAAGCCAGATATTCCTGAGTCTGCGGATGCTTACAAAGTGGAGTTGGAAGGCTTTGATTTCGATGCATTCAAATCTAATGAAGATAACAAAGCTTTTTTAGAAAGTGCTCATCAAGCTGGCGTAACCAATGAACAAATGGCTGTGGTGATGAAGGCTTACGAGCAGCATACAGCCGTGCAAGTAGAAGCGCTTCAACAGGATTGGGGTAACGATTACGAAGCTAACTTGCGTTTCGCAAATCAAGCAATTCAAGCGGCTGGGCTACAAGTTGCAGACGTAGACTCCCCAACATTCGGTATTCGTCTAGCTGCCTACTTTGGCAAGGCATTACAAGAAGATATGCCGCCTCAAAACACCCAACAAAGCGGTGCCGAGAACATTCAAGAATTGATGGCATCAGAGGCGTACATGAATGAAAGTCATCCTGACCATAAGCGTGTTACTGCCCAAGTTCAAAGTTATTACCAAAAGACATATGGCTAGGGGGCTAACCAATGGCGAATGAAAATAAAATCACGGCAGCGTTTGTAATTCAGTATCACGATACTTATGAAATTGCAGCAATGCAAAATGAGTCTCGATTGCTGAAGACTGCTGTAAACCGTGGAAAAATTCAGGGTGAATCATTCACTATCAATGATATGGGACAGGTTGAAATGTCTCCATCTGGTAACCGTTTCGGTGATACCACTTGGACCATTCCAGATGCAGGTGTACGTACTGCATTAATGGCAGATTATGACTTGTTCATCCCAATTGAAAGCCGTGATTTACCAAAACTTAAAGCTGTACCAACAGATAAATACATGAAGAACTTGATTAATGCGCGTAACCGCAAAATCGATGACATCATTTATCAAGCTCTTGTTGGTGGCGTAACACGTACAACCGTAAATGATGCTGGTGTTAAATCTACTGGTACTGTGAATTTGCCAGCAGGTCAGATCATTCTTTCAGGTTTCGGCACTTTGAAGCAGCAAATCATCAAAGCGAAATCAATTTTCCGTGCAAACGAATGTGATGAACATAACGGTGAAACACTAAACATCATTTACACCGCTTCAATGCTTGAAGACATCTTAGGCGACAATACTCTAACTTCTGCTGATTTTATGGCAGTGAAGATGCTTCAAGAAGGTGCTGTGTCTGGTAAGTGGTTAGGTGTGAACTGGATCCCTTACGAAAAACTTAACAATGGCGCTGGTGGTGCTACCGAAAAACGTACGGTGATGTATACAAGCTCAGCCGTTCATTTTGGTGATGCCGATATTACTGGCTTCGATATTTCAAAACGTCCAGACAAAAAGAACATTTCACAAGTAGGTGGTGTTCATTCATTTGCGGCTGGTCGTGCAAACGAGCAAAAAGTAGTTGCTATTGACTACGTAGTGTAAGTGCTTTCACCCCACTGTTAGGGCAGGCGGTGGGGTGCTTTTTATACTCAACAAAACACCTTTGAACCCCGAAGAAACTATTTAAAAAGCTTCGGGGTTTTCTTATGTCTGTATCTAAGGTCACAATTTGCAATAACGCATTGAGCATGATTGGCGGGCAGCAAATTGCTAGTTTTGAGGAAGATTCAAAATTGGCTCAAACGTGCCGTAATATTTATGACACTACGCGCTTATCTATACTGCGCTCTCATCCTTGGTCATGCGCCAAAAAACGGCAAATCTTATCTCCAATCTCTACCTATCCAAGCTTTGGCTATGCTCATGCATTTCCACTACCTAGTGATTACGTTCTGATTATTTCGGCTAACACTGAACGTTATGAAGTCGAGAACCGATATATCTTGGCCGACACTGAAGTAATTCATCTTGAATATGTTTTTGACAACGACAACGAGCAAACTTGGGATGCAATGTTGGTTGAAGCCATGACGTACAAAATGGCATCTAAGCTTTGTAATCCAATCACAGGAAGTGATGCGGCTGGTCAATCTGCAGAAGCACAATTCCAGTTTTTGATTAAGCAAGCACGTACCGTGAATGGTAAAGAGCGACCAAGCCAAGACGTTCAATACGCTGAATCAAGTTACTATTGGGAGCGCTTCTAATGAGACAATGGATTCTAAAAAATAACCTGAGTTCTGGTGAATTAAGCCCGTTACTTTGGACTCGTACAGACATTCAGCAATATGCAAACGGTGCCAAAAAATTGCTTAATGCATTGCCTTTGGTTGAAGGTGGAGCAAAGAAAAGACCAGGCACTAAGTTCCGGTCAAAATTTGCAGGTGCATTGCGTTTAATTCCGTTTATTGCAAACTCAGAAAACACCTATTTGCTTATTCTCGGTGTGTCTATCCTCAAGGTTTACAACCCAAGAACATATACAGTTGTTTATGAAACTGTGACACCTTACAACACGGCTCAAAAAGTACGTGAAGTACAGTATGCGCATACAAAATACCGCATGTATTTCGTTCAAGGTGATACGCCTGTACAGCGGTTGCTGTGTTCTGCTGACTTTACGAATTGGCAATTTGCGGCCTTCACCTTTGGCGTAAACCCTAATGATGAGTTAGGCAGCACTCCAAACGTAGCTTTATCTCCATCCGGTATAGAAGTTGGGAAAGTTATTTCCTTAACTGCTTCATCTTTCCCAAACTGGACAAATACAGAGACTTACTTGACTGGTGATCGGGTTATTCACAATAGTAAGACTTGGCGTGCAACGATTGACAATAAAGGGATTGAGCCTACTGCAACTACTTCGGAATGGGAAGAAGTGACAAATGAAGCAGCTAACGTTTTTACACCTTCAAATGTAGGTTCAATTATTGAAATTAATGGCGGCCAAGTCAAAATAACTCAATATGTAGACCCATCTCGCGTAAATGGGGAGGTTTTAGTAAAACTGACTTCTGCAGTACAGGCTATTGCTAAGTCTTGGGTTTTAAAAAGTATCGCATTTAGTGCTACAGCTGGTTACCCAAAAGCAGTATGTTTCTTTAAACAGCGGCTAGTGTTTGCCAATACAAAAACAAGCCCGAATCAGATGTGGTTTAGCCGCATTGGTGACGATGGTAACTTCCTAGAAACAACTCAAGATGCAGATGCGTTTAGTATTGCCTCAAGTTCCGCCCAATCTGACAATATTTTGCACTTATCGCAACGTGGTGGCGTAGTTGCACTTACTGGTGGTGCTGAGTTCCTAATTAATTCTCAAGGGCCATTAACACCAGCTTCAGCACAGATTGATGAGCATACTTCTTATGGTGTTCAAGCAAATGTTAAGCCTTGCCGCGTGGGTAATGAGCTTCTCTTTGTTCAGCGTGGCGGTGAGCGTTTACGTGCAATGTCATACCGTTATGAAGTTGATGGCCTTGTCTCGCCTGAATTGTCGCAAATTGCCCCACACATACCTGAAAACCATGCAGGTATTAAAGAATTAACCTTCCAGCAAACACCAAACTCTATTGTATGGATTGTTATGGGTGATGGTGCAGTCTCAAGTATCACACTAAACCGTGATCAGGAAATGAATGCTTGGTCTCAGCATGATTTTGGTGGTCAGGTTTTATCAATTTGCGCCTTGCCAACGGGCTTAGGTGAGGACCAGTGTTTCATGCTTGCGAATCGCAATGGCTCTACAGTTTTAGAAGAGTTTAGCGAGTCCGCACAGAGCGATTGTGAATTTGATATCAACGTTACTAATGGCGTTGGTTCTATTTTAAATCTTGATATTCAGGTTTTAGATAATCCACTAGTTAATTTTAATAATACGGATGGATATTTCTATTCAACTTACACAATTGATGGCACCAACATTAAGCTATCTAACACTGATCTAACCCAAACAGTACACCTTGGACAACCGTTTAAAACTGAAATCGACCTGTTGCCACCAGACTTTAGCCAAGTACCAACAACTGCAATGTTTCATAAGATTCAGGTGCATGAGATGGCTATCTTTTTGAATGCATCAGTCGGTGGATATATCAATGGACAAGAGTTATCTACCAAGTATTACAACCAATCAGCGTTCGTAAACTTGCCTTACACAGGTTATGTACTAGATTCATTTGTTGGTTGGCAATCATTACATGAACTTGAGGTCAAGATAACACACGACAAACCTATGCCTTTACACATGCAAAGTATCTCTATGTTGGTATCAATTAATGAGAAATGAGATGCAAGTACGGGCAGCAAACCTAAATGATTTAGATACGCTTGTTGATTTCGGCAAGCGTCTCACTAAAGAATCGCCAATCTTTTCAAAACAAGGATTTGATGAGCAAAGCGCATCTGATCTATTCGCATATTTAATCAAAAAACATAATTCAATTTTCCTAGCTTTAGATGAATATCAAAATCCAGTTGGCACAGTTATCGGTGTTATTGAAACTGACTGGCGAACAGGACACAAATTAGCTTTTGAGCAAGGCGTTTATGTTCTTCCTGAGTACCGTAAATCTAACATTGCCAAGCTTTTAGTAAATACTTTCATTGGGTGGGCACAGCTTAAGAATGCTGACCGTATCCAGATTGGAACCATGACAGGCATCCATGCAGATAAAACAGTAAAACTCTATGAAAGCTTGGGGTTCAACTTGGTTGGCTATGTTCTTGAGATGGAGGTTTAAGCATGTGCAAAGGTGGTGCTATTTCTTCTGGCCTAGAAGCTGTTGGTAATATCTCAAATGCGCTTATGGCAGACGCTACAGCTAAGGGTAATGCAAAAACAATTCAATCCGTCTCCAAGGTTCAAAGCAAAAAGATTAAAGAACAAGGGCAGCGTGACGCGTCAAGTGCTATGGCTGCGGCTGCTGAAAATGGCTTGGATGTAAATGTAGGTGCGCCAGTTGTAATTAGTGATGAGATTATCTCAGATGCTTCTTACAACGCATTATTAAACCAACTGCAAGCGGGCTATGCAGCTGCGGATGTTCGTCGACAAGGCAAGGCACAGCGCAATAATTACGGCATGAAGGCGGCAAGTAACATCATTGATACTGCTGCTCAAGCTTATGGGTGGAAATAATGCGTATTCCTATTTCTCGTGGTCGTGAAGCACCACAAGCTCAAATGCAATCGTTTACGCCTAACACTGGCTTAGCCGAAATTGGACGTTCTATTGGTGGGGCAATACAGGCACGTGACGACCAGCAGCGTCAGCAAGAGGTTACAGCCAAAAACTTAGAGCTTTACAACAACCAACTTGCAGAAAAAGAAGGCAAGTTAAAGCTTGATGAGTCATTATCTACTGACTTCAATGACAAAGTGGTTGATATTAAAAACCGTCTTGGTAATGGCGTTATCAATACCCAGCAAGCCGATGAAGAGCTTAATAGTTTCTCAAACCAGAAATTTACTGAATTACAATCAAACTTGCCAGGTCATGCTCAAGAAGATTTAAAAAAATACTGGGATAGCAATGTAACGCGCCAACGTACTTCGTTCTTGCCTTTACAGTTACGTGCAGATGAGCAAAAAGGCGGGGTTCTAGCTGATCGGTTCTTCGATGTGGCAACACGTATGGATCGTGAAGCAGGCAAAGAATATCTTTTAAAAAACATTGTTGGCTTGCCATTGTCTGAAGCTCAGAAAAGTGAACTCACAAATAAATATGAGACAACACGCGACATCACAGATATTAACTCGCGTATCACAACGGCAATTGCACAAAACAGTGTTGAAGGGCTCCAAGAAGTTGCGACAGGTCTAAAAGATTATAAGTTTATTGATGGATCGGCTGTTCAGAAGTTCCAGACAGAAATTCAAAGCAAGATCACAACATTGCAGCAACGTCAGCAAGTTCAAGAAAATAAGCGAGTCAATGAAGCTGACAAGGTATTAAACGAGTTTAAGCAAAACGTCTTAACTGGTCGACCGATTGATCTTACTTATCAAAACAATGTTGAGACGGTAGTCAAAGGTACACCGTCAGAAGCTGAATATAATTTTTATATGAAACAATCTAGCGACTTTTTACGTTTTCAAAAGTTGCCTACAGATCAACAGCTAGCTGAAATAAACAAACGCAAAGCGAATATGAAAAATACAGCTTCTGCTGACGCTGTATCTGAAAACAAGATTTTAAGTACATACCAAAGTATTTATGACAATAAACTCAAAACGGCAAAAGAAAATCCTACTCAGGCATTGCGTGAAAAGGGGATTGAGCTTCCAGAAGTGAACCCAATAAGTTTACGTGTTAATCCGAATGAGTTTGCTAAAAACATTGTGACCATTGGTTCTTATCAGATTGCACAACGTGATAAAGATCCAAACTCTACAATTAAGCCTATTCCTAACGAAGCTTTGCCCGCAGCAAAACAGGCTTGGGAAGAGTCAAATGTGAATCAAAAGCTAGACTTAATTAGCTCTATGATCAACCAAACGAAAGGCATTAAGAACGGTGCAAAAATTTGGGGTGAGGCTTTAGGACAATTAGGGAATGGTGATCCAGCTTATCAAATGGCTGGCTATGCACGTGCTAATAATTTCCGCTCTGATGCTGGATTGGATGTTGCAACCGCTATTGTTGCAGGCAAACAGGCACTAAAAAATAAACAAATGATTCAACCTAAGGATGCCTTGCTTAAACAAAAGTTCAATCAATATGTTGGGCAATCAGTATCAGGGGAAACAGCTAATCTCAACTACGCTGCATTCCAGTCTATCTACGCTTATTTAACTGAGGCACGTGGACAATCCCATAAAGACGATAACGACTACAAAGAAGAGATAGGACGTACCGCTTTAGGTTTGGCAACTGGTGGAGTTTATACTCAAAAAGGCGGATTTAAGGACTACACGAATCGCGGCATTTCAGATTGGAAGGTGTCTAAACCATATGGAATGACTGATTCAACATTCGAAGCCAAAATACAAAAAGGCTATTCAGATATTTCAAAAGCTACAGGAATGTCTGTAAACGATTTAGATAACTTCCGTTTAGCACGTTCTCCAACAAAAGCTGCTAATGGTGACTTGATGTATGACCTAATCAATGAGCGTGGTCGTCCTCTTGTGGTTAAAGGCAATGTCTGGCGCATCCGCTTAAATGGGGTAGATAAATAATGAGTAACTGGCTATCTGATTTATCAAGTGAAACTCAACAAGACTTTGAAAAAACAAACAGTCAGGGTTTGCAGCATCCAGACACTCGACCAAATGAACCGGGTGTGTTTGATGGTGCTATCTCATCACCTTTTCGTGGCATGGCCGTTGGTCTCAACAAAGTTGGTGATGTTCTTTCTACTCCAATCGACGCAGTTGTTGACCGTGTTAGCTATAGTCTGAAAGACGTCTCTACAAACGAATTTATTGAACCGTATGAAGAGTTCAAGGCTAAGCGTGAAAAGGCCCGCGACAACCTGGTTTATGGAACTATTGCTGACCTAGAAGACAAAGACAATACAGGCATTGTCGGGAATATTGGTGTTGGTATAGGTGATTATCTCTGGCGTGGTGCGCTGGGTGTGGCAACAAGTGGCACATTAGGTGCAGCCACTTTAACAGGTGGTTCAACTGGTAACTATGTTTACACTGATTTAACACGTAAAGGCGTAGATGAAAATACGGCTTTGAAAGTGGCTGGTGTGAATGCTGTAGGCGATGCGATTGGTACAGCCTTGCCTATTGGTTATGGCTTTAAGGGTACAGGTGGTTTAGTTGCTGATGCTGCATTGTCGGTTGGTGGTGCCACTGGCTTAAACACTGGCATGCAATATGCAAGTGAGCGGCTTCTAAAATCTAATGGCTATGATAAGCAGGCTAAGCAATATGAAGTTACAGGTGAATCTGTGGCGACTGACTTACTTATTAACTCATTAATGTTTGGTGGTGCACGTTACTTAGGTTCCCGTCAAAATAAACTAGACCAAGACATTGACGCTGAAATTAACCAGCTTAATTCAGATGATTTTGAAACTCGCAATGATGCGTTAAATGATGCTCTGGTTAAAAATAGCTTTGAGTTTGAAGATACAACTTTACCTGTTCAAACTACAGATCCAGTTCAGCAAAACAAGCACTATCAAAACCTAGATGCTGCTACTGAACAAATCCTAAAAGGCCAGCCAGTTAGTGTGCCTAACACAGTGCAAGGAGAGCCGCGTAGAAACACGATTGATTATGCAACTAGCTCACTACCTACCAATGCAAAACAGATTGCACTACGCGCAAAACAAGACGGTATAGACCCTAGTGTTGCTCTGACAATTAGTCATATTGAGACAGGCGGCAAATTTAATCATACAGCGCAAAACCCAACATCAAGCGCTTATGGACTTTTCCAAGTCTTAGATGACTCTTGGAAAAACTTAGGGGGTAAAGACCGCAACAATGTTGATGAGCAAATTCGCATCGGCTTAAAGCACATTAAGCAGGCCAATAATTACATACGTAAAAACTTAGGTCGTGAACCTGTAGCACATGAGCAGTACTTAGGTCATTTGTTAGGACCAGGGGGCGCTGTCAAAGTCCTCGAAGCAGATCCTAACCGCCCATTAATTGATGTGGTTCGTTCGTACGATTCTAAAAACGCAAATGCTATTGTGAAAAACAACGGCATGTCAGGTATGACCGTTGGTCAGGCTATCAATAAGTGGCGCAACAAGTGGAACCAATTAAGTTCACGTTATGGTGAACCAAGCACAGCTTATGGGATGGATGGTTCAAGCTATGACTTTGCTTATGAAGTTAAAGATTGGGCCGATTTAGTTGCATCAAATGACCGCTTGTATGGCGTAAATCCACTTTACCCAAGTGAATTACAACCACGTGACCGAACCCGTGAAGCATCACGTCAGCAAATTGAACGTATAGCCGATGACTTAAAACCTGAACTATTAGGCGAGTCTTACAAACTTTCTGATGGTGCGCCGATTATTGGCCCCGATAACGTTGTTGAGTCTGGTAATGGGCGTACATTAGCAATTGGGCGAGCTTATGAAAATGGCCGTGCAGAAGCGTACCGCGACTTTATCCAGAATTGGGCAAACGAAAGGGGTATGGATATTTCAGGTTTAAATCAGCCTGTTTTAGTGCGTACACGCCTTAGTGACGTTGATCGTGTAGCTTTCTCGCGTTTAGCCAATGAAAGTGATGTGGCGCAATTTAGCGCAACTGAGCGCGCTTTAAGTGATGCAGATCGTTTGCCAGATTCAACGCTACTTAAAATTAATAGTGATGGTGCTATCAATATTGATGGCTCAATGGATTATATCCGTAGTTTTGTAGACCAATTGCCACAGTCTGAGCGCGGCTCGGTAATCACAAGTGATGGTCGTTTATCTCAAGAAGGTAAACGCCGAATTGAATCAGCAATTGTCCAACGTGCGTACGGTGATTCAAATCTTGTAACCCGTCTATCTGAAAACTTAGATGATGATAGTAAAAACGTACTAAATGCATTACTCCGCGCAGCTCCGCAATTATCACAGCTCAATGATTTAGTGAAACAAGGTGGGCGCTTTGAAAATTCTATTTCTAAAGACTTAGCGCAGGCAGCGCAAAAGCTTACAGACATTAAGGCGAATGGTCAGCAAGTACGTGATTATTTAGATCAAGGTCAACTTATTGATGATGGGTTAAGTGATGGAGCAAGAAGATTTCTTGAGGTATTTGATAATAACCGCAAGAGCGCAAAGGCAATTGGTGAATCCATTAGCTCTGAAATTCAGTCCGTTGAAAACATGGGCGACCCGCGACAAGGCTCTTTGTTTGGTGAAACACCAGAAGAGCAAGCCGCGCTAGATGTGATTTTCTCAAATCCTGATCAGCCGATTGCAGTAAGTCGTATTAATTCACTTGGTGAGCCAGAAGAGTTCACCATGAAATTACGTGACTATCACGCTGAGCTTGAAGCAGAAATTAAGCAATCTGAGCTTGATATTTTAGCAGCACAAACCGCATTAAACTGTGCTTTGCAATTTGGCTAATGTATAATCAATTTGTGGCTAGGCTGATCACCGAAAAGCTGTTTAACCTGAACAGTTGCCACCCCCATAATCAGGTTTTTGATAGAGGTATCAAAGATGTATCAGACAGAAAAAATACATAAATTTGGTGGCATAAATAAGTTAAAAGATGCAATCAAAACCAAGTTACTTGATGATGTGTACTGTTGGGAAACTGAGAAGTGGTATACACAAAGATATTGGAATGAAGTGGCAGATAAGAATCTGACAGGAATTACATTGTCGGAACTAATGACTGGCACGCCTCTTGACGCAACACATTATGCCGGCCCTTTATTCAATAAGATGGATGAAGGTGGCCGTGTATTCGAATGGGTGCCAAGCCAAAATAGATGGCTGTATGTAGGGCGCCATCCTAATGCAAAAATTAATCCAATATTGTAGGTGTACTTATGAACATTGAAGAAATTAAAGATAAACTAATCGAGCAAAAAAACAATTTCCTTGATGAAAAGCATTTAGATTGGTATACCGAGACCTATATTAGAAATTATCCTGAATTTCTTGAAATGGATTATCAAAATGCAATTAATTTAGCTCAAGAAAGTTTCAAAGATGATCCAGAGTGGTTAAATAATTTTAATGTAGAGATGCAGAAAGCTTATCAGAATGCTAAGCAATATTTAGAATTAAGTTAATTCCATTACCCAACAAAACCCCACAAATTAAATGCTCAGATAGCTAAAACTATTTGGGCATTTTTTATGAAAGAACAATGCAAACAAGCGGTAGCTAAAGCACTTGGCAAGCAATCCCTTACAGCTCAAGAAGCAACGGATATTGAAGCACGTATTAATGAAACGATGCGTAATCTTGCACGCAAAGATATTAATAACTGGCGTAACCTTTCCGATGCTGAAAAATTAACTGAGGCAGCAAAGCAAGTTGCTATCGATATTCAAGAACAGTTGAAGCGCAAACATAAAATTGCTGCTCAAGATATTTTAAAACAATCGCAAAACATCGCAGCTTTAGACCATGGCAAACTATCGTCAATGGAAGTCATAGACCGTATGGTTGCGGCTCATGGTGATATGTCTGGCATCCAGTCAATTGATTCAAAAGCACGTGGTATTGCTGCTATCTATCGCGGTGAGCTGGTGGACTTCTACACCAATATTAAGGGTGGCTTAGGGATTTTCACAGATCAAGAATTGGTGCAAAAAATTGTTCGTGAGCGCTTTGGGGAAAGCACAGGAGACGCATTAGCCAAGAAAATTAGTGACAAGATGGGCGATGTTTTCGAAACCATGCGTGACCGATTTAACCGGAACGGGGGCGACATTGGAAAGCTAGATAATTGGGGATTGCCTCAAACTCACAACTTAGAAAAAATTGCTCAGGCTGGTAAACAAGCATGGGTAAGCAAGGCTGAATCACTAATTGACACCCGCCAATATGTGCATGAGAACGGTGATTACTATTCACAGCAAGAAATACGCTCATTGCTTGAATATACCTATGACACGTTATCAAGTGACGGTGCAAACAAAATTGAGGTAGGGCGACAAGCTACGGGAGGCGGTACATCCAAAGTTACTAATCGTCATGGTGAAAGTCGAGTTTTGCATTTTAAAGATGCTGAATCATGGCTTGAATATCAATCTGATTTCGGCGGCATGCAATTTGTTGATCTGGTTGAAGCTCACATTAATGGCCTATCGAAAGATATTGCCATGGTTGAAAACCTTGGAAGTAACCCAAAAACAGCATTAAAAATTCTCATGGATGCTGCAGCTAATAAAGACTGGGAAAAGGGAATAAAAGACAATACAACAAAAAGCAGCCGCAAACGTGCACAGGTTATGTTTGATGAGTTTAGCGGTGGTAATTCCCCACAGTCTCAAGTACTGGCAAACCTTGGTCTTGCGTATCGTTCAATGAATGTTGCGTCCATGCTTGGCGGTACTACAATTGCATCGATTGCAGATCAGGCAACTATTGCAAAAACGGCTAGTGTACATGACATTTCATATCGTAAAGCTTTTGGCGAATTGATTGGACAGCTCAACCCAGCCAATAAAGCAGATCGAGAACTAGCGCATAGCTTAGGACTGGCTACAGAAGAGATGCTAGGTTCAATTGCTCGTTGGTCAGATGACGGGCTTACTTCTGCTTATGGTAAATCTGAAAAATTGGCTCGTATATCAAGCGGTGTTGCAACTCAAGTAATGCGAGTGTCTTTTTTGAATGCTCTTACTTCTGCTTCAAAAGTTGGATTTACTAAACAGCTTATGGAAAAGTACGGCCGCTTAAGCCGTTCTAAAGCTTGGAATGACCTAGATGTGCAAGACCGTGAATTACTTTCAAATACGGGCTTAGATGAGCGAGCATGGCAGGTTTTTCAATTGGCTGAACCAGTTGTGGACCGCAAAGGTAATCAACTCATGTCAGCGCGTTCTATCTATGAAATTCCTGACGATAAACTTCTAGCCGCAATGGATAAGGATGTTAATCAGCTGGTGAGTGGTATAAATGATCAGATCAAAGAACTGAATGATCGAAATGCATTAGATGATCAGCGTATTTTGAATCGTGAGCAAAAGCTAGATGATGTTAAGCGTAGTCTTTCACAGCGCTTGCTTGATTATGCAAACAGGAAGGATTTACAAGCGCAGGCAGAAAAACAGGCGCTACAGGATCGAATGGATCTGCTTGATGCACAGAAAGAGGCCGCAGCAGCTCAAGCTGATATGAATGCTTATATCCGTACAATTGAAAATCAGGAAGATCTGAAAGGTTTTATTGATGGCATTACGCAAGGCAAGACCATTGACAACCTGACAGACAAGGCAAAAAAACTAGGACGTACACTAGAGAGCCTAAACAATAGAGTGGAGCTAAAAGCCACTAAATTGAATGAAAAGATCAAAGGTTTTGAAAAAGAGATTCAAGGTAAGTTTTCAGACTTCAATGACCTTTTAGGTAAGCGCCAGAAGTTTTCTAAAGAAAAACTGGCAGTGTATGAAGATAAGTTATCAGAGCGTTTGAATCGGTATGCGACGCGCCGCGATGTAAAAGCACAGCATGAATTTGAAGCGCTAAACGAATTAAAAGAATTAGTGGGCTTGAAACAGCAACAGCTTGAGACTGATTTTGAAATCAAAAAAGCAGTTGAACAGACGAGAATTAAAGGTAAGACAGATAAAAAAATTGATTCGTCTGTCGCTCGGAACACTCGCAGAAACTATAAAAGCGGTGAGGATCTAGGCCGTCGTTTGGGTAATGCTGAAAGAAGAATGACGGAGATGCGTGCAAAAATGCGCGCAGCTGATAGCAGTGCAAATAAGTCTATTAATCAGAAGTTCAAGGATTTAGATAAACGCGTAAATGCCTTAGATGATGAGTTTGTTGAATATCAGGCGAAAGTGGCAGAACGTCAAGCTAAGCGTCAGTATGTTATGGATAAGCTTGCAAACAGTATTGATGGGGAGAAAAAATTATTAGCACAAAAGATCCGTGACGAAGTCGCCTCACAACTTCAAGCGCATTTACTTGATGAGCAGGGCATGGCTGTGATTGAGGCAGGGCTTCGTGAACGTACATGGATGACTGTAGGCGCAAAGGGAACTATCACAGGGGAGGTATTTAAAGGCTTAATGCAATTTAAATCATTCTCGGCTTCGTTCTTGATGCGACAAGGAAGTCGCGCAATGGCTCAAGAAGGCTTAAAAGGCAAGGCAGCATATGCGATACCACTTATGGTCAGTATGACGATGCTAGGTGGTTTGGTCGTACAACTACGTGAAATCCTAAATGGTAACGACCCACAAACAATTTATGATAGTAATGATCCTAAAAAGGCTACAAGCTTCTTTATGCGCTCACTAGTTGCTGGTGGTGGCTTGCCTGTACTCGGCGACATTCTTGTTGCTGGTACTGATACATCTGGTCGTGATGCAAACTCTTTTGTTTCTGGTCCACTCGGTAGTGATTTCACTAGCCTTTTAGGTTTAACGGTTGGTAATTTAACTCAGTACAACGAGGGCAAAGACACTAATTTTGGCAATGAAGCATTCAAATTTGTGAAGGGTAAAATCCCTGCGCAAAACCTGTGGTATACAAAAGCAGCAATTAACCGAATGTTCTTTGATGAAGTTCAAGACACTATTGCACCCGGCTATCGTGAGAAGGCTTTACGTAAAGCAGAACGACAACAAGATCGTGAGCGATTCTGGGGTGATGACATTAATGATATTAGAGCACCTGACTTTGAGAGGGTTGTGAAATAAAAAAGGGCTGCAAATGCAGTCCTTTTTTTTGAATCTTAACGGCCGCCAGCACGACGGTCAGCCGCACGGTCTCCACAAGATGAGCCATCTTTGGCAGACTGCCAACTATGGTCGCATGAACCAGCAAAAGTCATAGTTGCAGGTAAAGCTAAAATAGCTGCAAGAATTAAAGTTTTCATTAAATGTACCCCTAGTTATTGTTTGCAAATTTGCTCACTAAGTATACATTTTAAGTTATTAATAATCTATGACTACCAAAGTAGGACACCCAACAAACCCCAACCGAACCCCCTGTATATATGAACTATATGCGAGGGCTTTTTTATGCGTGATGATCAAATAGCGGAGTTAGAAAAACTTCAGGAGATGATGACCGATGATATGTTGAAAATCGGGTTCGCTGCTGTTGATTTAGGTTTTGAGTCAAAAGAGGACCGAGGCGATAAGGTTTGGCTATATAAGGGGTTTAACCAATGTAGCTCAGCAGTTGCAAAGATTAGCCAAATAATTGGAATGAAACAGGGGACTATTCCGCCTGCAAGTACAGATGAAGAAACACAAAGAAAATATGAGGAAAATTTAAAAAATAAAGCCAAAGCGATTATTCAAAGTGTTAAAGCTAAGTCAAATTATAGTTAATTATGAAAGCATCTTTTGCTGAATTCTATGTTCTTTGGGATGAATACTTAGGGCGGGAAACGCCCTTATTCCACATTGAAACATGTGAATGGATGGAAAATCTATCTGATGAAGTTGATAACCTTCTCATGCTTCCACGTGGGCATAATAAATCAGGGATAGTAACTGTATTTAATGCTTGGCGCTTCTATCGTGATGTTGATGATTTAGTACTACATCAAGGAGCAACAAATATTGATGCTCTTAAGTGTAGTCGTGCAGTAGTTCGTATTCTTACCAATCACCCACTTTGTAAACTTAATAATGTAAAGAAATCTCATGGTGGTGTTATTAAGTGGTGGGTAGAAGGCTCGAATGATGAACAGTATGGTTCTATGTATGCGCGAGGCATTTTATCAAGCGTAACTGGACAACGTGCCAAACATATCCAAAACGATGACGTAGAAGTACAGAAGAACGTAGCGACAGAAGAAAATCGAGAAAAATTAAAACATAGCCTTACAGAACAGACCCACATTTTAGTACCTGGTGGAACAAGCTTATTTATTGGAACTCCACACAGCTATGAATCTATCTATAAAGAAATGATTGAGGCGGGGGCGAACTGCTTTATTAGACGGATGTTTGAACATGAATATCGAATAGAGGGGCGAAGGGAAGCAGTTCTAAACTTCTATCCTGAATATGTTTTTAGTTGCATTCATAAATATAGTAAGTGCCTAGAAGAGAATAAGCACTACACAATAGAAAAACATGGCAATGGCTATAAAGTAACACTTCTTGATGACTATTCATTTGTTGACTTTTATGCCAAAGCACTATGGCCTGAACGTTTTACTAAACAGGAAATGACAAAACGACGCAAAAAGTGTCGAACTATCAATGAATGGGATTCTCAATATCAATTACATGCTAAGCCAATTGGTGAAGTCCGACTAGATCCAGATAAATTTATTCCTTATGACTGTGAGCCAGTGTTAAAAATGGCTAACAAAAAACCAGTAATGATGCTAGGGAATGTCAGAATTGCTTCAGCTTCTCTACGTGTTGATCCATCTGAAGGGAAGAAAGATTCAGATATCTCATCTGTTGCACTAATTCTTCATGATGAACAAGGCCGAATGTACTGGCATAGATCTATTAGCCTGAAAGGAGAAGTGGGTCCTACGGATGAATCAGGCCACAACATTATAGGTGGACAGGTCTATCAATTAGTTCAACTAATTAAAGAGTTTTACATTACTAGAGTGACGGTTGAAACAAATGGTGTAGGTGGATTTTTCCCAAGTGTTCTAAAGAGTTGCCTCAAACAACAAGGTGTTAGATGTGGTGTAACTGAAATAAAAGAAACTAAGAATAAAAACCTAAGGATTTTAGGAGCTATTGAAGGCCCATTAAATTCGGGTGTTCTATGGGCTCATGTATCAGTTTTATATGATCCAGATAAGCCAGAAGATGATAGTTTTGAAGTTCGTATTATGCGCTCATGGAATCCAGCAGTTACGAACCAGATTGATGATCCATTAGATTCATTAGCAGGTGCAATATCTGATGAACCTATACGCATAGGTAAATTACACAACAAAGATGAGTATAAAGAAACGCCTAATTGGAGAACAAACGGTGGCGTACATGAAGCCGCCTTAGAATTTGACGATTAGGGGTAGGCTATGGCAGTACCAGAACAGACGCCATATAAAGAATATACGGCAAATGGGATAACTACTGTTTTCCCTTTAGATTTTGATGTGCTTGAACAGGATCATTTAATTGTTCTGATTAATGATTTGGAGCCCGCTGTTGGGTCATGGCATTTGGATGCAGCCAATGATGCTGTGGTATTTACTAATGCTCCTGTATCAGGAGCTATTATAAAAATTAGAAGAGATACCCCTTTATCTAGAACTACTAATTATCAGCTTTATGATCGATCATTTTTGCCAGACCCAGTAAATAAAGACTTTGATGCTCTTTGGAGAAAACTTCAGGAGATGGGCGTCATTAACTGGATGATCGACAACAACATTAAAGATTTAAATGAGTATGTAAATAGCTTAAATGATGAGACTAAAGCTATTTTTCTTAAAATGATTCACGATCAGGGTACATCTTTAGAGCAGTTAGATGCTTACGTTGATAGTCTTTATAAAAAACTTGCGAATACAGCTGTTGAAAAAGGTTGGCTTGCTGAATTTATTGCTGATGGAAGTGAAAGCCAAGCGCAAATTAATAAAAAAACAGTTAGACAAGTTGAGTCAATCGCTGATCTTTTACTTATACAAAATCCTGTTGATGGTCAGACTTTATATGCAAAATCCTACTACGCTGGTGAAAATAAAGGTGGGGACAACTTTTATTTTGATTCAACAAGAGTAAATGAAAATGATGGGATTACTATCTTTAGTGGATGGGTGCGGGATCTATCAGATAAAATATTAACAATTGACGATGCGGGATTAAAGGAAGATGGGAGCAATGCAACTATAGTCCTTCAAAAACTTGCAGATGCTTTGCAAGATAATTTTGAATTCATTATTGCTGGAAAACATCTAGTAAATAAAAGAATCAAAATTGAGGGAAAATCAAATCTAAGGGTTACTGGTTCAGGTACAATTTCTGCAAAAGAGTTGCGAGATACATGGACTTTTGAAGACCATTATGGAGTATTGTATTTTGTCAACTGTCCTTACTTGACCGTTTCAAAAAATGTAAAAATTGTGGGAGCTAAGAAATTTTGGAAAACTCACTCAGACCCAACACAAGCCGGTGATAGTCCTATTTCTTTAAAAAATTGTCCGCACTCACTGATAGAGCATACAGATTTATCACATGCAGTTGCGTGGGGTATTGTTGCTGAAAACTCTCCGTACACAATTGCTCAATTCAATAAAATTGATGACATTGTGCGACAATCAGGTATAAACATTGTTATTGGTGGGGGAAAATACTGTAAAACAATTTCAAACACAATTACGAATGTGGGATTGTATGGAATCGAATGGGAAACATATGATGCCAGTCCGGGCAATAAAAGCTATGACAATATTATTGAAGATTGCTTCAAGGGTATTGCAGTTGCAGGAACATCTCAGATTGAGCTTGACTCATCATCCGAGCATATAAATTATTGTTATAACGGTGCTGAGTGTTTCCCATTACTGAACGCAGTAAGAGTAAATATTAATGCTTCTGGTGTTGGTTGTTATATTGCACTATCTGGAAGTAACACAAAAAATGTGACTTATGAAGGTTGTAATTTTGATTATTCAAAAAACAAGGCTTGGTTACATACAAATGCTTCAAATTTCATAGTTAAGTTCGGTGCTACTCGAAGCGAGATCTTCACATTGCCAGACTCTACTATTACTGCTGCATCGACGGTATATATTAATGATGTGGCATACACAGTTAATTCAGTAGAATTGGTGAATGATAGTTATTTTGGTAGTTCACTGCCTCAGCTGAAAAAAATTACATTAGCTTCTAATTTGCCAAATGATACTGAAGACTATGTATTCATTAAAAAACCTGTATCTGCAAATAATGCTGAGGGTTTAAAAGCAACACTTACAAATTCATATCTGTTGTTTAAAAAGAATACTCTTCGAAGTTATGGCCGTGGTATTTCTCACATAACCAATTATTTTGATGATGGAGTTGGGCGAGAATACTATGTTGAAAACAATTTTATTGATTGTGATAACTGGATATATCACCCTGTGTCTGTTGCAAAAGGTAGTTGTTTAAAGCAAAACACAATTATGGGTGCAAATAGTATATCTGTTAATGTGTGGAGTACTTTAACTCAATTGCAAGGCAATATTATTGAGATCAACAACTCTATTCCAAAGACAAATACAACTATTCCACAGATACCTTTTAATGTTTTCGAAAATACCTTTAGGTTTAGATTAGTTATTTCTCTAACTAATTGTACAACTACAGGAAATTTAGTTATTAGAGTTGATGGGGTTGATAGTTATATTGTTACACAAGCAGAGTTTAGTGCGGCAAGTAAAAAAGTTTTTACAGCTTACGGGGTTGGTAGTTTGAGTAAAGGTCCGCATAGTATTTCATTAACGGATACAGTTGGGGATCTTGCATACTCGAGCTATCAAATTCAACTACATACAACTTAACACACAACAAAACATCATAAGCCCTAGCTTTTAATAAGTTAGGGCTTTTTTATTGCCTAAACGAAAGGGGGAAGGCATGACTGAAAATGAATCATACGGGTTGAGATTTGAAAAGAAAATCGACTCCATTCAGAGTGATATCCGCATGTTGTCAGATCATGTTACTCGACTGACTTTCATTAATGAAGCGCACAAAGAGACTAGCGAACAGAACAAAAAGAATATCGATACATTGGATATCAAAGTCGCCAATTTAGAAAACCGCACAGCAGCGCAAGATGGTGGAATTTCTGTATTGCGTGTACTGCTTGGCATCTTTGCAGGAATCGTATTTTCGCTGTGCGCTTGGGTTGGATCTTCAATTATTCAATTAAGCCAAGATCAATCTTTAATTAAAGAGAAAGTATCACGGTTAGAGGAAGCAGGACGATGAATAGTGAAAACACAAGAGCTTATCTAGCTTTCGCATTAGTGGGACTGATGTTTGTTTTAGTGATTGCTTTATTTTTTGTGGATATGCCGCGAGAAAACAGCAATCTGATTAATACGGCATTGGGCTTCATTGCTGGGGCTATGACAACTGCATGTGGCTTTTATTTTGGTAGCTCTGAGTTAGAGAAAAAGAAAGGTGAACGAGATGACAAATAAACCATTTTTCGACGCTGCCCGAGTTATTGCTGGTGGAAAACTCACACAAGCACAAGTAGATGATTTAAATAAGATGGTCGACAAGCTTGCACCAGGTGGAAAAACTACAAGTGATGATGGTATAGATTTAATAACTAGTTTTGAAGGCACACGATTCACAGCCTATGACGATGGTGTAGGAGTCTGGACCATTGGTACAGGAACCACAGTTTATCCAAATGGCGTGAAGGTTAAGCAAGGTGAAACTTGCACACCTGAGCAAGCAAAAGCCTACTTTAAACACGACTTGGCCAAATTTGAAAAGACTGTAAATGAATCTGTGACAGTGTCTTTAACTCAAAATCAGTTTGATGCTTTGGTATCGCTGACTTACAACATTGGCTCAGGGGCTTTTAATAATTCAACCTTATTAAAAAAACTGAATAAAGGTGACTATCAAGGCGCTGCTGATCAGTTCCTAGTGTGGAATAAGGCAAGCGGTAAGGTTATGAAAGGTCTAGTTCGTCGCCGAGAAGCTGAACGAGCACTCTTTTTAAAGAAGTAACTTATATGTGTCAGCGTACTAAGGTTGCATCGATCATCACATTGCTGTGCATCCTTTTCTCTGGTTGCACAGCTCACACTATTAATAGTAATGTGAATATCTCGATTTGTGTAAGGGCTTTGTGATGTCGCAAGTCATGATCATGGTTTCGGAAGCGGGCAGGATGGAGAATACTTGCAATCTACCCGCTGATCTAGATAAGAACGGGAATGTTCTTAAAATCTACGACTATTCATTAAAAGAGTTGCCGATTAATTTGGACGGCACCGTGACTTACAACGGTAAAAGATGGACCTTTGATAAGAAGCAAAACTT